GCTTCAATCCGCGCTCAATGGCTTCCTTCCTCGTGATTATCTCATGCGAATCCATAACCAATTACCTCCTCCCATTTGCCGTTTTTTCTGACTGTTATAGTCGTTGGTATCTTTAATGTTCCCTGTAGCTCTAATGCGCCAGAAACATCTTTGGGTGGCAACTGGTTTGATCTTTTAATCCACCACATATCAAAGCGATTTCTCTTCTCAATTTCTGGAAAGACCCATTCTGTTATTGGGCTTATCTGCTCATTCACGACATAAGAGCATTTCAAGCTATCTGGCTTTCCTAGCTTTTTATGGCGTGAATAATAAACCTGACGAATAGTTAGTGTGCGGATATCAAGTTGGTTGGAGAGTAAGGCTCCACCAACAGCATTAGCTTGTATCTTTGGCGTTTCATCTATTGGAAAGATATAACCGCAATCAGGGCATTCTCTTAAGCTTGCAGCAACCACAGACATGCAATTGACACACATTTTATGGGGAGCCTCGCCCGTTCCGTCTGATAAGCGTCCTTTGGGGCGAATCTTATCTAGCGGACCATGTGTCGGTGTGTTCTGAGTGAAATCAAGTACAAGAAAATCTGTCTTAGACGGATGCAGTCTGAAGCCCCTTCCAAGCATTTGCGTCCATAGTCCTGCGCTTCCAGTCGGACGCATGCACGCGATCAAATCAATGGCTGGAACGTCTGTGCCAGTTGTTAGACAATTATTATTAGTTAGACACCGGATAGTTCCATCTCTCAATCCTTGAATGTACGCGTCACGTTGGGCTGCTGGCGTGTCGCCCGTAACCGTTTCGCATGTTATTCCGTATTCGCGCATTATGTCACGCACCGCTCTTGCGTGATCGACGCCAGAGCAAAACACAAGCCATGCTTTTCTATCTTTACCTTGCAGTATTATTTCATCAACGCATTTTCGATTTAGATAATCAGTGTTGACGGCGGCTTGTAATTCCTTCTCGATGAACTCACCGCCTCTTTTATGAACCTTACTGGTATCATAATGCGTTCCTGTTCTTATATTCCTAGGTGGGCATACATACCCATCTTCAATAGCCTTTAAGATTCCATATTCATAACAAGTTTCATCAAATAGCTTGAATTCACCCTCTGTAAGGACACCCTGTCCCAAGCGGTAGGCTGTGGCTGTATAGCCGATCGCGCGCAAGAATGGGTTTGCTATCTTTAGATCAGCGATAAACTTACGCCATGTTCCCATGTCCTTTAATGGGATAGAATGCGCTTCATCTATAAGTAACAGGCTAATGGATGGGAACTTGAAGGCTTTTGACCAAACACTTTGAATAGAACAAAAAGTAACCTGTCGTCCTATTTGTTTTTTCGATAGCCCAGCAGAATAGACACCGATTGAAAGCTCTGGTGCAATAGAATGCAGTTTTTCGCAGTTCTGTTTAACGAGGTCACGATTATGTGTGACGACCAATATCTTATCATACGGAGACATCTCAATGGCTCTTCTGCACGTTTCCGCTATGACAACGCTCTTTCCAGTAGCCGTACACATCTCAACAAGAGGATTTCCGTCTTTGTTAATGAGGAAGTCGAACGTAGCATCAACTGCTTGTCGCTGGTAATCGCGGAGAAGATAAATCATTTATCCTCACCATCGTGATATTCCTCACCATTATCCATTGTATAAATGATAGAATTACCATTAACGGTTTTTATAGTTCCCGCTACAAAGCTAGGAATAAATGCGTGTGACGGACAACCAACCAATTGTTCGTTATAATCCATTGGCATTTTATGCAGATCGCAATGCCACAATCCTTGTGCCGATGGTGTGCTATGCAGACACGTTCTGCAATTTCTCTCTGGCAACTTTTTCTTATGGCATACATCAAACATCCCGCACCACTTGCATTCAAAAAACGCAGGATCACGAGAGATTCCTTCTGGCGCATCGTTGGCGTAGATTATACGACGGGCTTTTTCGATTAGGCTTTTGGCGAATCCGTTATCCGCTTCCGTTCGCACACTCATCCAATCACGACCACCAGCCGTAGATACGACATGGAATGAGCGTGTTAGCTTCTTGTAGTACATATAGAGAACGATCTGTGCATAATAAACGCTATTCCATTTGCGAAGAGCCATCTTCTCGCCAAGTTCAAGCTTGGCTTTTTTCAACTGGTTGAACTTCTTATCGCTTGTTGCCTTTATCTCAAGAAGATGTTCGGTGGCAGGAGCCTCGATAATGCCCTTGATGGTTCCGTCTATATGACCAGAAAAATGATCGTCAATGTCCTTAAATCCCCATTGGGTATCCGACACCTCGAATTTTAATCGCAACTGGCTGATGACCGTTTGCTCGGTTATATGCCCATCTCTGAAACGCTTGAGCGCAGCAGCATCGAATAACTCCCGCACCCATCTTAGCCGATACCACAGCTTCCTCGAACAAGCTTCCCCAATACTACTCGCCCCCAAATACGGGCGTGGCTTCTCATCGAATTGCGCTGCTACGAGCGCATTATCGCAAGCCTTGAGTGTTTTATCGGCGTCAAAAAGACTGGTTAAATCAACCATTTGATTTCTTCTTTTCTACAATGATATTTCCACAAGTTGTGTGGTGACCTAGCATCAATGCGCCTAAAACTGGTTTTTTAAGTCCAGAATTTTCCATTATTTCATGTGCAATTCTGTAGGCATCACCAACATCATCTGCATTATCAATCCATAATGAACATTTACATCTGTTCTCCGCATCATCATCTTGGAAAAAGACATCAATTGTATATTTGGGCATGACTTATCCTTTACGGACATATCTATTTTATGTTAATAAGAACCGCAGGATCAGCCGCTATACTCAAAGACTAATCCTGCGATTTCTCACCTGCCTAGGTAGCAGCCTTCCGCGCCCAAGGGCTTGCCGAAGCACCGACAGGCGTATTAGTAGCGGCGGTGTGCGGAACACCGGCGCTTTCACCTGTTTTGCTCTTACCCTTGCGATGTGCTTCAATCTCGCTCACCGTCCATGAAATGGGGTAATAACCTTTAATCTCGTTTTTTGCTTTATAAACCGTACCATTCTTGCCAGTGGATTCCGGCGTGATGTCGATATAGGCATTAAATTCTTTGTAAAGGAGTTCCTCGCTTGTTTTGAGCATCGCTATGTTAACTGCCCAAGCAAAGCTTTCTAGCTGCTCAGTCGCAATTTTAACGGTTACCGCATTTGAATTCACAATGTTGTAGCTTCCCCATAACTTGCGCTTGTTGTCGATAACCTCAAATTCAATTGAGATATACTTGCCGCCCGAAGACGAGTCCTTCAGTTCTTCCTTTATGGCGACAACTTTATAGTAGCCCTTCGGCCACAGGGTGTATTCTGGTGCGCTATTGTCTTTAGCTTGGATGTTAAGGCTTGTAAGGTCTGTCATGTTGCGTTCCTTTGGTTGTTGGATTATTTGAACTTATCGAAGTAAGGGATGTTTGAGGCGATTACATCCCAAGCGTTTGCATCAAGCGGTATGATTGCAGGAAGATTGTAGCGATTTCCTGCCCTAAAGCTTGGAAGGCTTTCAGTCATAATCTCACGACTGTCCGAAGTTCCAACAGCTTTATTCTTTCCACTCACATCATCTTCGCGCACGAAAATCTTCTTCCTTGCGAAGAAAATACAATCCACAAACTCCATCAATTTTTCAGAAGCCTTCTCGTTCATCTTTAAGGTAAAACGATCATAGGACTCACTGTCTGGTGGGCTGTATGACTTAATGTGAGTATGCGCCAAGAGAATAACCATCATATCCTTTGTCGTTCTAAGATAGTTAAGCCCATCAATAACCTGCCCCCAATAGTCCATTGCGTACAGGTAGCCCTTGCCATAACCATAATCATCAATATTGGTTACAGCCTTGCCCTTTTCATTCTGGGGTCGGTCTGCAATGACCTTTGCAAAGATCATTGGCTCGAACCAATCAATAGTGTCGATGACAATTGTTTGGAATTCATGCTCTTGTGTTGCAAGAACATTAATCGCCTCAACAAAATCATCATATGATTTCAAATCCCAGCTTGTCATATCAAGCTTTCCCTCGCCATCTTCTGTGCGAAGAAATATGGGGTTTGGTGCATTTGCTGCCAGGCTGGTCTTGCCTATCTTTTCAGCCCCATACATGAGAATGCGTGGGGGTGCTTTAGATACGCCTTTTTTGAGTGTTTCGAGTGAGATTGCCATTTTATTCTTGCTCCATTTCCCCATCTTTGGTTGTTAACACGCTTGACTTCCTTAACGTCATACTTAATGTCGATGTATTCGGCTGGGTCTTCGCCTGCGCTCATGATTTGTTGAGCTAAGATTTTTAAGGATTTCTGGTCATAGGTAACTTTTTTGGGGAAATCTACAGTGAGATTCCCAACATGAACCAATCCATAAGGTTCAGCCTTATCCCGTTTCCACGATCTGCTTTCTTGTGTTCTGGATTTCTTTGAGTTCAACATCAACCCGTTCTAAGGTTGCTTCAAGTTCGCTATCAGTAAACTTGGAAAAGTCGGTGTGGTTACTTAACATTTGAGTTTCCTTTTGTTTCTGAGTTCTGACCGGATGTACGGACATTTGATAATTCGCATCTTACATTAGATTTCTGTTGTGTCAACATCTTTTTTTGTATAAAGTGAAAATATGATAGACAAGGAAAACCATGAAATAGATGCAATCATCCACGCAGGTCAACTTGGTGGGGAATTCATTGATTCGATTAAAGTTTACGATCTAAGGAAATTAACTGTTGAGCAATACAACACATTCGTTGAATGTATTATTACAGCTCATCAGGATTTTTCTCTGAAGAAGAATCCAATACAAACGCATGAATTGCCGTTCTAGTCTGAGAAAAAAGAAGATAGGCATCGAAAATCATTTCTCCGAATTCGCTGTTTTCGTCACAATTATCATAAATGTACTTTATTGCATCAAATGTTCCATCAACATTTTTCAATACAAATTCAATTTTTTCTTCCCGACTCATACAGCCTATTCTTTTGGAAAAAGGGGAGTCATCATTACATAAGTTTGACATAGACGGTAGGCCTCCCTGCCTTTTCGTTAGAAACCCTACCCTCTATTGAGATGGTTCCGGAATCCTTCATCCCCTCGAGCATCTCCGCGACATCTCTTCTTTTGACCTTTTTCATCGCCTTCAATAAGTCTACCTTACGCATCTCCCCATCATTCTTTTCTAAAAGATGGATGAATTCATTATACAGTTCTTCCCACTGGTTCTCAGCCATGTGCGTCTTAGCCAGTTTATCCATATATTTTACGGATGCCTCTACATAGTATTTTGCAGTCTCTATGTGTTTCTTGTCTAATTCAAATTTGAATTCCGATAGCGCGTATATCATAGCAATTTTTATAATATTTTCACGATAGCGAACCCATAGAGCGGAGTTTTCTTCATTCCGTTTTGAATGTTGATAATCCAGCAGGGCGCAAATATCATCCCAGCAATCCCCCCAACCAACTATAAAGGGCTTAACTGCTATCTTCGCATCATTGGATACACCAAGGCTGTCGCCAGTTGGATTTGTATTAAATGCTTTCCATGCCTCGACAAGTAAGGCGGGGGCTTCGCCCTGCTCTATATTATGGCAAGGTTCGGCATTGTCGTCGCCAAACAGCACAATAAATCTGTTGAGTTCCCCACTCTTGATGCCTTCTTTTGATATAGCCCCAGCATACATTTCTTCTGTCGTCGTGCCGTATATGCAAAGATTTGGATAATGCAAAATCATGGATTCCATTTTATCCGTGGCATATGTGCCGTGTTTGTAAATGGATGATGAACAAGAATAGAGCTGCAACAATAGGCTGCTAACCGCCTTAATATGCCCCGCGCTTTTTTGGTCTTTCAACGCCTTCAAGAAGATGCCGAATTCATCAATCATCATTACTTGGCTTGCTTGTGCGCTAATGGATTTTACAATACCAGAATCAGACCGTACCCCGTTATCCCCTAGAAAGTTCGACAGCCCTGCTTCTGTCATAAGATTGGCTATACAGCGGCGGGAATGGTCTTTTCCGCCGCCAGAAGCAGCAACCCCAACCATATAGAGATTTGTGCGCGTGTTTATCTTGCTGGCGTATTTGCGCCCAAAAACAGCCCCCAGAGCCGCCAACACATTAAGGGTAGCAAGCATCGGTTGTTTGTATGTGCCAGTTGAAACAATCCATTTGACCGTATCGCCGATAAGACCGTCAAATTCTATCGGGGCGTCCTTTTTTATGTTTTTCTTGCTAAACCCGCCAATGATCGAAGCAATATCAAGAGTTGATTTTTTCTCAACAACAGGCTGATTTTCGTATTTTCTCTCCCACCCGCTCAATTTGGCATGGTGGCACAGCGTGCCTATTGTTATGCCATTGCCCTTAAAGCTTCCCCAGTGGCTCGCACAGTCGTTTTTCTTATAAGAGCCACCCTTGCTGCTCCAATCGTCCCAAACGCGCAGGGAAGCCCCACCAGCCTTCAGGGACATGCCAATCTCTATCCATTCGTGGTATCCAATGTCCGGCGAGACATAAGACAGCATATCCTTAATGGTTTCTTCGTCAAAATCTTCGTCATAATTTGAGTAATCCTTATAAACCTTAACTTCTTCCACAATTTCGGTTGGCTTTTTGTATTCGGAAAGATTGGGCAAAATATCGGTTCCAGAATTTGCCATATCATTAAAATCCTGCCCTTCGGCTGGCAAAACCACAAAGCCACCACATTCTCTTGCTGCTTTATTGGCAAGGCTTATCTCTCCCGCGCTTTTATTATCCGCAGCGATAATGATCTCGCCCTTAAATCTATCGCGTATGTTCTTGGCAACCTTTGTGAGGTTTCCCGCGCTAAACGCGCAAACAAC